AATATTCTTTAGACCAAGTAGAACCGCCGTTATTAGACCAGCGAAGCATAGCCTGTGGCTTTCTAAGCGTATCTGAGGCTGTAATTTGACCAGCGTTACCCAAGACATACTCTTGGTTTAATTGAAGAGTTAAAGGCGTATTTAAGGGTATTGTGTAAGGATTACCTAAATAGGTGTTTCTGTCCCTAGAAAAGCCAATTTGCCCAACACCAGGCTGGAATTGAATCTGTAATTCATCAAAATACTGGCGTTGCAAATCAGTCACCAAATGAGGTGCTCTACGCAATCTACGAATTTCAGAACCATTATCGGTGTAGTTTGTTTGATCTAGCTGATAAAGATTGCCATTTTGCCAATCTCCAACAACAACTACATTTTGGAAAACAGCCGCACAATTTGAGCGATGACGATGATAAACATTATTTCCGTCTACCCAAAGCCATTTATGCCATAAACCAGTTGTAAAGTCATAAGCCCAAGTAAGGTCAATAGATGGAAAGCTTACAACATAGACCTCATGACCTTCTAGTTGGTATGTATAGGCTACAGCATCGGCTGTGTATTGGTCTACAAGGCTTTGTTCTACAGCATGAGTGGATATACGCTGTGGCGTATAACCATTCATAAATACAATTTGATTTAAACCACGAATGTTTTGTGAAACATAAGCAAAAGCATTGCCAACTCTAGCTACTGAGAAAGGTGCGGCAATACCTTGTTGTGTAGAACTTCCAGGAATAAGCTGATAAGCTAATGGAAAAGTGCCTTGATCTTGCCATACTTCTGATGATTTTTCGCCAAGTAAATAAAGCTGACCATTACTTGCAATTAAAGAAACAAGGTTATCAGGAGAAGTAAATTTACTTCCAAAACTTAAAGCTTGTGTAATTGGGCTTAAAATTCCTGAAACGGCAAATTGCTGGCTTTGTGGTCTGTTATATATGAAATAGTTGTCGTTTATATCTACAACGACACCTCCAGCAAAAGCACCATCAGTAGAAGGCATGATGCTAAATTGTTCTGCATACATGGTTTCAGAGCTAACAGTTAAAGAGCCGCCACTTAATATGTAAGTTCCTGTTCCGCCTGTACCTGTTCCTAAAGCCGTAATAATGGTATTGGTTGGTATTCCAGCCCCAATAATCGTAGTTCCAATAGACAAAGAACCATAGGAAACGGCTGTTACTGTAAGCGTTACTATTACAGGAGAGCCAGCAGAAGCGATTGAGCCTGTAAAAATACAATATGGAGGGTCTGTATCAAATGTTTCAGAAACAATATTTTGTGAATTATTAACTGTCCAGCTAAAACCTGAACCGCCAGTAATAATTGTTCCAGGCAATACTCCAAGACCAAAAACTTGCGAACCGATGCTTACAGTTCCAGCAACAAGATTAGAAATGTTTAAAGCTGTTCCGCTAATAGAACCAGTAAAAGTAGTGGTATCAGGAGTATCAATTAACCATGAATAGCGATTTGCACCATCAACAATATATACATAAACACCATTGTCTGTAATGCTTACAGGGCCAGTTGTAGTTTTTAATTGACCAATAATAGATGTTTGAAAGTTATAAGCAATCGCATAGACATATTCACCGCAAACAGCAATAAGCTGAGAGCCGCCTGAAGAAATTGTTCTTAAACCACGAACAGGTCTATTAGGCTGTAAATTAGCTAAAAAAGTTAAACCTGGAGTTGGATAAAGGGCAACAACACCTCTTTCGCCTTGAGCTTTAGTAGGATCAATTTCAGGCCTAAAATTTATGCATTCCTGATCGTCTTGATATATAGATGGCGCAGAATATGCAGCTCCGACAAAACCAAAATCAGCCATTTTTAATCCTCTATATAAGTTAGATTGTTAAAAATGCCATAAATTACATTATATGTAACATTAAATTTTTTAGCTATTTTTCTGCCTGACATCAGTCCTTTTAATGATCGTATTTCTGAAACTTGTTTAAATGTTAATTTTCTTAATGCTCGTCTTGCTTTTTGTTTACCATTTAAACTAATTAAAGCTTTTTGCTCATCTGATAAAGTTAATCCTTTTCTTGGAGATTCTTTACCTTTTTTTGCAATGCTCATTTTTAATCTTGTTTCATTAGAAGGATTTGAACATCCTTCTCCACCATCTGTATGGTTACATAAATCAATATTCATGTCTTTCATGCACGAAATAAGCAAAATTTCATGGTCTAATGCTTCTTTTTCTGTTTCCCAATACGCAAGAATATTAACTTCATGACCATATTTGGCAACAATTCGTTTCCAATGTTCACTTCTATCTTTTTTATACGCACGATTACCAGTTCCTTTTCCAATATAAAAAGGAGTTCCATCAAGCTTATTGTGAGAATAAGTGTAATGAAGCATTAGCCAGTAAATCCGCCGTTAAGAATCCATCCTGCATCTTTAGCTCTGCCAACTAACATTTGGGTTGGATAGGATGCCGATGCAACAGGCTTCATGTTTGTTCGCTTAATGGTAGCTTTAGATTGAGCCGCATAAGCCGCAATCATGCCTATTTGCGTTTGAGAAGCTTTGCCATACATCGGCATCAAGCGTTCAGCTAAATTCCATCTAAGCCCCATTGAATAGCCTTGTGGCAAAATAATCGTGTCATACAAGGTTTCGTATCTAGCAAAAATAGTATTAGCAAAAAGGTGCATTTCACCTTGCGCTGGATTAGGCCATACAAATAGATTGCCTTGATCCGCATTTGGGTTGTAATACAAAGCTTTAGGCCACGGCCCATTAAGCGTTTTTAAACCAATTTGATTGTAGTTTTCAAGGGCTAAAATGCCTACTTGATAATCTAATCCGCCATTTAAGATTGGCTGACCATTGCTATTAGTATTAATACGAACATAAGCCGAATCAATAGTTAATGGCTTTTGATAGTAAAGCGTAATCGGAATAGGTATCACAGAAGCCGTCATAGCCTCGCTACCGACAGTTTGACTAGCACTTACTGTGTATGTACCAACTCCACCGCTTCCGTTTAATATAGCCGTTATAGTCGTTCCTGAAGTAACTCCAGTTCCACTAATAACTGAACCAATGCCTAAATAACCAGCGGTAATAGCTGAAACAGTAAGGGTTGTCCCTGATATAGAACCAGTAAATGCTGGAGCTACAGTAGTTCCAGGAATATTAAGCTGATAAGTTCCCACTTCATTAACATTGCCGCCAGCACCAGTTAAAAATTGAACAATCTTAGTTCCTGAAGTAATTCCTGAACCTTTAAGGGTTTGCCCTAATGCTACTGCACCGCTAGAAATTCCGCTTACAGTAAGAATTTTGCCATTAATTGTTCCGCTAATAGCCGCACCAATATAGTTTGCTGTGCTTGGAGTAGGCCCAATAGTGTATTGAATTTGACCTGAAATTAACGGAAATATGATTTCAGTTGTATTAAAAACCATCATGCCTTCATTTGACCATTGGTCAATAAGGTCATTTAGCATATCGAAAGCATCTTGAGCCGCTTCAGGAGTTGGAGTTTCACCAGCTTCTAATGCGCCAATATCCTTTAATGCTCTGCTAATAATGTCGATTGGCTGAGTCATATTAAATCTTTATTTGAAAGGTTGATGGCTTCCACGGCAATGAAGATTTCAAACCGCTTTTAAGGTTAGCTATCTGATTGTCTAAAGCTGATTTTATAGAACAAATGCCATCTTGTGTAGCTTCTTTTTCTATCCAAGAGGCAATATCTTGTTCGGTAACATCGGAAAATGGTTTTTTAACAATCTTGTCAGAAAACCACCAATTTCCTTCAGTTTCAACAATAAGTTTTGAATCTTCATCTAAAGCTACAACATGATATTTAGCATGAAGAATGACATCATCTTCAGAAGAAACTTCTGTAATTTTCCATGTATAAATCATGCTGTATAGCTTCCTGAAGCTGTAAATTTCATTACAGTATTTGCGCCATTTGTAGTTACAGTTGGACTACCAGTTGTAGTTCCTGTGTAATTTGCAGTAGGAACAGATAAATAAACCACTCCTGAACCTCCTGAACCAGCGGCACTACCTGAAGGACTACCTCCTGAACCAGCACCTCCACCGCCTCCTGTATTAGCAGAGCCATTGTTTGCGCCACCACCAGCACCACCGCCACCATTTCCTCCAGCACCGCTTCCAGCTTGACCAGCACCGCCGCCACCGCCAGATAAATAAACAGAAGCACCAGTAATAACTGTTAATGCACCAACTCCACCAGCACCACCATAATTTCCTGACCCATTGCTACCAACAGCACCAGCACCGCCGCCGCCGCCAGCATCGTATGAAGTCGCATTTCCACCAGCATTTCCTTGACCGCTTGTTCCAGCCGCACCAGTTCCACCGCCACCTGATCCGCCTCCTGAACCGCCTGATGAACCTACACCATAGCCTCCGCCGCCACCACCAACACAATTAATAATTCCTACTATTTGTGTATTTGTACCATTTGTTCCATTGCTTGCATTTGTGCCTGTTACTCCACCAGCACCAATAATAATTGTATAAACAGTTGCAGGAATAGCAGTATATGTTCCAGCTAAATAACCGCCAGCACCGCCACCGCCATTATAAAATGTTCCTGCGCCATTACATGATCCACCACCGCCACCACCAGCGGCAGAAGCATAAGTAACTGTATAGCTAGACTGACTTGTTACTGAAAACTTTTTCCAATCACCAGCCGCATAGCCTTCATAAAATCCACCGCCATCTGTGTTGTAACGAATTAAACCTTGAACTGGCGATGCTGTTCTTTGGCTTGTATTGCCTACAGGAAGGTAAATTTGACCAGTTCCATTAAATGTAGCAATACCAGTAACAGTTAAATTATTAACTGTTAAGTTATTAAAAGTATCTGCTATTAATAATGTTCCATTAGTAGCTGGAACAGTTAAATTTATAGTGCTTGCAGTATCAGCATTAGTAAGAGTTACTGTGCCGCCTGATGGAGCTAAAAATATTAGTTGCGACATAATTTATTCCTTAAAAAGCTTCAACCCATGATTTAGAAGATTCTTCCCATTTGTAAAATTTACCATCTGTAGGATAAGAAACTGGAGCTTCCCATGTCCAAGTAACATTATTTAAAACCCAGCTTGCAAATGGTTGTGGTGCATAAAAAACATCATTAGTTTGGTCGTATGTATAACCAATGCCAGCGTAGTTGCCACGCAAAGGTGTTCCGCCTTGTGTATGCTGACCACCAATAGTGTTGTAGCTAGTTTGTAGCCAAGTTCCAGGCGATGTATCTACAAATGTATCAAAAAATTCAGGTTCAGCAACAATAACTTGTGTAACCTTTCCGTCTACTACTTTTGCAAAATGGCCCATTTAAATCTCCTAATTAAGCTGTGTAACTGCCTGATGCAGTAAATTTGATAATAGTGTTTGAACCGCTAGTTGTTATTGTTGGTGAGCCAGTTGTTGTGCCTGAATAGTTAGCCGTAGGTACAGAAACAATAACCACTCCTGAACCTCCGTTACCTCCAGTTCCACTACCATTTGCACCTCCACCTCCAGCGCCTCCAGTATTCGCAGTACCGCTAGTTCCATTGTTTCCAGAACCACCACCGCCTGCACCTCCACCTCCAGCTCCTCCTGCACCACCATTTCCAGCACTTTGAGAGCCACCACCGCCACCACCAGCATAAGTAACACTTGAACCTGTGATTGAAGATGCTGTTCCTGCACCTCCTGCACCTGCTACTGTTGCGCTAGTTGTAGAGCCACCAACTGCACTTGCACCACCGCCGCCGCCAGCCGCACCAGTTCCATTGCTAGAACCTCCAGCATTTCCTTGACCTGAAGTTCCGCTTCCACCAGTAGTTGCACCAAAACTTCCGCTTCCATTGCCGCCACCACCTGAACCACCAGATAAACCATTTCCTGTTAACAAGCCATTACCACCACCACCACCACCACCGATGGAAGTTAAAGTAAAGCCTGTTGAATTTGAACCAGAAGTGCCAGCATTTCCTGTAACAACAGAACCACCACCACCAGCACCAACAACAAAAGAATATGTTGTGCCAGAAGTTAAGGTTGTTGTGCTTGCTAATAGACCACCAGCACCTGCACCGCCACCCATATTGAACCCACCGCCACCGCCACCAGCAACGATTAAATAAGAAGCGGTATAGCTTTGAGTTGTAATACCTTGCCAAGAAGTTCCTGAATATACTTCTGTTTGGCCTGTAGTGGTGTTATATCGTGTCATTCCAGCTACAGGAGTAGCAGGTCTTTGTGCAGTAGTACCAGTAGGAACAGTTAAAGCACCAGTAGCACCACTAAAATCTAAAATTCCTAGATTTGGATTCCATTTTAATTCTGTAGAACTAGTGTTAATCGTACTAATTGAACCACTTGTTGCACTTGTAAATGTTAAATAACGAGTTGCATTGGTAGTAGTGTCATCAGTTACTGTTAAACCACCTGAAGCCGCCGCCCATGTTGGAACACCAGCGGCCAATGTCATTACATAGCCATTTGTTCCAGCGGCTAAGAAAGTAGTAGCTCCTGACCCAGTTTGATAAGGAACTGAGCCGTTTGCTCCTCCAGCCAAATTTGTTGCTGTTGTTGCGCTTGTTGCAGAAGTTGCTGTAGCGGCATTTCCACCAATAGATAAGCTAGAAGCTGTGCCAGTTAATCCTGTTCCTGCTCCAGTAAAGCTAGTAGCCGTTAAAACACCAGTAGAAGGCACATATTGAAGCTTGGTAGAGCTTACATACTCAGTTGTAATAGAACCGCTTGTAACTGCCGCAAACAAAGGATAACGAGTAGATGCCGTTGTAGTGTCATCAGTTACGGATACGCTTCCTGCTGGAGTTGTCCATGTAGGAACGCTAGTGCCATTACTGGTTAAAACTTGCCCAGTTGTTCCAGCGGCAGTAAATCCTGTAGTAGAAGCGGCAGATTGCCACGGAATTGCCCCTGCTACACCGCCAGCTAAATTGGTGGAAGTTGTAGAGGTTGTTGCAGAGCCTACCGATAAAGTGCTTTGAGCCACATATTGCGGAGCAGATGCGCCAGCAGTTAATACATAATTTGTAGTGCCTAAAGCTAAACTTGTTGTTGCACCAGCCCCTGATTGATATAAAAGTGAGCCAGTTGCGCCGCCAGCTACATTAGTAGCAGTAGTCGCTGTAGCAACAGCACCGCTAACAATAGAACCTAAAATTGAAGTTAGCCAACTAGGATTTGAATAGCTTCCAGTTGAATATAAGCCATTGGTAACAGTAGCGGCATTTCCTGAAATACTTATTCCCCAAGTGCCAGTTGCCCCTGTTCCTGTAGTGCTAGGCGCACCAATAGTATTGTAGGAAATTGTTTGAGCTACAGAACCATTATAAGTAATAGGAGAAGTTCCACCAGCACCGCTTGTATTAAATGTAACGCTATTCGTTACGCTTCCTGCGCTTGTAGCCGATGTTGCAGTTGCCGCATTACCACCAATGGACAATCCAGCGGCTGTGCCTGTTAAACCAGTTCCAGCACCACTAAATTGCGTATTTGCAGTAATAGTAGTCCCTGTAATAGCTCCAGCACTTGATCCGCCAATAGTTACTCCATTAATAGTTCCGCCTGTAATAGCTACAGAACCAGCATTTTGAATGGACATTGTGCCAAGACCGCTAACTTGCGTATTAGCAATAGAAATTGATGTATTAGTTACGCTAGTAACCTGACCTTGAGCATTAGTTACAAATACAGGAACTGCGCTTGCAGAACCATAAGTACCAGCAGTTCCTATGTTAGTAATACTAAATTGATTGCCTGAAAGGGTTAATCCTGTACCAGCCGTATATGCGCCAGCCGAACCAAATTGAACAAAAGTAATTGGTGTAACACCTAAAGTACCGCCTGGATCACTAGTACATACCCAAGAGGTATCCGCTTGAGTTGTTCCTTCCATAACAAACATATAAGCAGAAGGAACTTCAGCCCATACATCCATGTCAAGTGAACGAGTCCATGCGCTTGCGGAAGCAATATAAATGCCGTTGTTTTGGCTTAAAGACTGATTTTTAACAAGAATTCTATCGCCAGCTAGGGTAGTGTAACCATCAATAGTTTGAAGCCCTGACAGCGTTATATTAGCCGTTGTAGCCGCAATTACAGCCGCTTTAGCATTAAGACCTTGAACAAAGTTATCAACATAAGCTTTGTTTGTAATGTCATTTGAATTTACAGGAGCGTTAGTAATCGTTCCTGAAGTTGTTGCAATGCTTGTAAAGTATCCAGCGGCAGGAACTAAACCACCAATAACAGAACTATTAATAGTGCTGTTAGTAATAGTAAGCCCTGATTGAACAGGATTAATCGTTGCATAAAAAGGCTTATTCTGACCTATGAAAGTTTGAAAGTTTCCATAAACATCAAAATAAGCCTGAACAGGCAACAGATTCTGAACTGTAGAATCCGCTGGATTAGACATATTTAAACCTTAATAAGCAAAGCAATTTACTAAAATTACATCTCCAGCAGACATATTAGCCGCCAAACCAGTTGTAATGGAATAACTTGTAAAAGTTACTGAAGTTGCTGAACTTGCTGTTAATTGCAAAAATACTGAATTTCCACCAGTTACATCAGCCGCAAATCCAAGCCAACCATTAGTTGCAGTAGGTAATGTAATAGAACCTGAAGCCGCACCACCAGTACCAACAACAATTTTGAAACACAATGTATTTGATGCTGTGATTGTTGGACTTGTCCCAAATCCGCTACCAATAGTCGGCAAAGTTGAGCTAGTTGCTACTAAATTGCCACCCATTTGAAAAACGGCAGGATTAATAGTATCGCCAGTTAAAGGAGGAGAAAAGAAAGCTCCGCCAGGACCCACTAAACCTAAACATATACCAGCGGAATTAAATTGAGCCTGAACTGGAACAGTTTGTTGTGTAACTGTTGAAGCAACTTGATTTGAACTCATTAGTTAATTCCTTCCCCTGGAGTAATTTCTACAGATGCCGCACTAGCAATAAACCAAGCATTAGGCGGAATACCAGCAAACACAGCTACTCCGTTGGCTGGAATAGCCAAAGTATTAGCTGAAGGAACGCCAGCAGAAGGAGCAGTCACTACAGGAGTAGATGTTCCATCAAACGGCTCTTGTGGTTGCCAGCTAATACGAACAAGGCTGGAAGTCAAATTAACAATACGATAACCAGTAGGGTACATATTGTTATTAGACTTTACTTGAACGGCTGAAACGCCTACTAAATAAGTAGGCCCAAACGGAGTAAAAGCTGAGTTATACATAAAAACTCCTTAAACTACATTAGCTGGAATAGGAGAATCTTCGCAAGTTGAAACTTTTAGCAACAAATTACCAGCAGTTTGAGTAGCAGAAGAACCAGTAGAATTTACTAAGCGAACAACTACTTGATTTGCTGTATTTGTATAAGCATTTCCAATAGAAATACCAGTTACTAATGCGCCATCAAATTGAGCTTGAATAAAATCATTAGGCTGAACACCAGCTACAGTCAAAGTTACATCAGAAGTTGTTCCTGAAATAGTAGTAGATGGCAATGATACTTGAACAATAGTTTGTGCAATAACATTACCACGACAAATAGTAGTTTTAGACATATTTTTTCCTTTAAATAAGGTTAAATCATTATAGGGTATTGAAGAAAAAAAGCCACACTTTTTGGGCATGGCTTTTTAACTTTACTTCATAGTTTCTTAATAGAAACCTGGACTTAAATCATATCCATAAATATACACATCAACAGTCGCAGTAGCGAAAGCTGTAGAGATATTTACATAAACAGTTTGTGAGGACAAAGCCGTATTAGGGTTTGTAGCCGCAGAAATGGTTACATAAGATGGAGTTGTTTGACTTGTCAAAGCCGCCGCAGTTAAAACTGCTGAGCCGCCTTTAGCAACTGCTGTATATACACCCAAATTTACAGAAGCTACAGATTGTGTTGCTCCAGCGTTGTTTGCGTTAGCAACAACTACTGAAACAGGAACATAAAGTGCGCTATTGTTAATTTGAACTGCAAAATCAGCCGCCGCCGCTGTGGAAACGCCTTTCAAAACACCTAAAACACGCAAAGCCTGTTGGCTATTGAGGTTCGATGGGTGGGTAGTGCTAGTAATTGCTGGTCCTGGATTAGACATGATTGTTTTCCTTTAAATTAGTTTAAAAGGAAGGGCTTTCGCCCCTCCGTTATTAAGCCGCAACTCGGCAAGCAAGTTCTTGGTACAAAGGAGCCCAACCATACAGTACATCAACACGAGTCGGAATAGAGTCATTGTTGATTGTGTATTGGCGAACCACACGCATGGAAAGACCAATTTCCTTGTCGCTTGCACGACCAGCAAAATGAACACCTTCAGGCAATTCCAAGTCAGCCATAGCCAAAGTAAACGCATTTCTGTGCATTACGATGTTCTGTGGAGAAACGATGCCGTTACCGCTTGCATTGTATTGGCTTGCAAAGAATGTTACAGCCGCAGTTGCGTTAGTTACAGGAATTGACACATTCTGGAACTGACCAGCAGAAATAATAGCTGGGGAAACAGTTACAGAAACAGAGCTACCTGAAGCTACAGAAACAGCAGACTTAACTACGAATGAACGCAGTTTGTTTGTGCCGTAAGCTTGACGATTCTGTGGGTTAGTTGCATATACACCAGCAATAGTAAATGTATCACCAGCGTTCAAGTTGATTGTGCCTGTGTTAGCAGCAGTCAAAGTAATAGTAGAGCTAGAAGCCCAACCTGATGTCAAGAAACCAGTTGCAGTTGTAGTAGCTACAGAAGCTGTAACAGTAGAGCTAGAGAAGTTACCAAAAGTTTGTGAAACGATGTTTTGGTCAAGTTTCCAGTTCATACCGCCTGAATCACGACCCATCAAGCCTTTTTCGTATTGCATACCGATTTTGTCGTTAGGAACGAAAAGACCTTTCAAACTGTCAACGATAGTTGCAGATGTAAACGGCTCAACGATACATGAACGACGACCATCACGAGGCGCACCTTCAGAGTCAAGATAAGCTTGAGCATTGAGGTAAGTTAGCAAACCTGTAGGAGGAGTACCAGCAGTTCCAACGATGTTAGCTGTGTTCAAAGCGGCAGTAGTTGTACCATCAAAGTCGATCTTATTTGCTATGGCCGCTACCGCAGGTTTCAGAATTCTATCCGAAAACATGTCAAGGGACAAAGCTAAGTCTTGAGTCGTAAATTGTGTGTCCACATGGAACTGCGTGGAAAGAGTAACAGGAACGCTAGTTTCGTTCAAATCTTCCACATTCAATGCAGGTCCAGTAGTTCCAATGAAACGACCAGGACGTCGTACATTGACTGTTGCTCCGATTTTTGCGCCAACAACGGCAAATTGGTCATCATAGTTACGATCTACTTCAGAACTGAATGTCAGTTCGTTTTCGAGAACCATCAACGCTTCGTTGGTGATTTTCGAGATAGTTAATAAAGTATTACTCATTTGTTAATTCTCCAAAAAAATTAGGTTTATCAGCGTATTTTGTTCGCTAATCTAGCGGCTTTCCATTGAGCATAAGAGCCGTAGAATTCACCATTGGTGTCTACGAGAACATCTGCTCCAGCGGAT